ACTACTGGAACTAGTAGTGGTGGTGATTTAAAAACATGGGTTAAGCAAGACTGGAGACAAGTTGCTAATCCTCATTTAAAATGTGGTGAAAAAGCGCCAGGTGAAAAAAAGTCACCAGCTAAAAAAGCAGAACCTAGAAGAACTATTGGTAGAGGTAAAAACTTTAATAAAGCAAATGATACAGGTACAGGTGCAGCTGCAGGTGGTGGTATGACACAGAAAGGTGTTGATGAATATAAAAGAAAAAATCCTGGTAGTAAATTAAAAACAGCAGTAACTAAAGATCCTTCTAAATTAAAACCTGGTAGTAAGGATGCAAAACGTAGAAAATCTTTTTGCGCTAGATCAAGATCTTGGAAAAGTAAAAGAGGTAAAGCTGCGAGAAGAAGATGGAATTGTTAATTAATATATATGGCATTTAAACTAAAACCTCCGTACAGAATAGAAACAACGCCTATATATAGAGTAAATGACGATCCAAATGTTTTAGGACGTGCTAACAATAATGGCACAATAACTATAAATAAAGATATAGAAAATCCTAAAGAACTAGAAAAGATTAAAAAACATGAAGAAACTCATGTTAATCAATTTAAAAAATTTACAAAATCAAACGGTAAAAAAGGACTAGATTATGGCGACGACTATGTTATGTGGAACGGCGTTAAATATGCTAGAAAAAATGGTAAAATAAAATACAAAGGCAAATGGTATCCAGAAGGAAGCAAGTCTTTTCCTTGGGAAGCTGAAGCCTATAAAACAGAAAAATCATGAGTTTTAAAAGCTTAGTTAACAAATTAATGAAAGAAGGCAAAAGCAAGGAAGCTGCTACTAAGATCGCTGGTAAAGTTGCAAATGCTAAAATGAAAGGTGCTGGATCAGGACCTACTGCTAAACAAAAAGCAAGAGCTAAATCTCCTGCAACTAAAAGAAGAAAAGGTATGGAGATACGTGGTGTAGAACCAGATAAAAAATCTACATATACTAATAAAAGAGGCAAGACTGTAGAGTTAAAAAGATATAAAAGTAAAGAATATAAAAGAACTACAGATCCTGATGCTACTAAAGAAACTAGAAGAGCTAGTAGAAGATCAAATACATTAGAGCTCTCTAAAACTAAAACAAAAAAAGACGGAACAACTAAAACAAGAGTCAAAAGAGCCGCTGGCGGTACTAAAAAAGCTGAAAGATTAAGTAGACAGTTTAAAAAAGGTGCGAGAAAAGAAGGAGCTTCTGACGTAGTAATAGAAAGAAAATCACCAACAACAATGAAAAAATCACCTGCAAAAAAATATGATAGAGTTGTCCTTGGCGGAAACAAAGGCGACAAATCAAAAACAAAACCTGGTAAAAAAGATTATGAATCACCAGCTAAAATGAAAAAATCACCAGCTAAAAAGCCTTTAGTTGGTAAGCAAAAGAATTTACCTGAGCATCTTAAAAAAGCTATACTAGACGCACCTGCTAAAATGCTTAGTAAGTCTGGTATGAAAATGATGAAAGAAGGTTCACCTGCTAAAATGAAAGCACCAGTTAAAAAATCTAAGAAAAAAGTAGAGCAAGATTATGCTAGAAATGCTATAGCTGATTATAAAGCCGGCAAGAAAAAAGAAGGTAATTATGAGAAGAAAAAAGCTTTAGAATTAGCAGCTGGTGAATCAGGCGTTATGATGAAAAAGTCTCCAGCTAAAATTAAAGGCGATCCAAAGAAAAAGAAGGCAGAATTTGAAGTAAAGCTAGGTTCTTCAGCAAAAGGTTATAAGAGACCTCAAAAAACAAAATCAACGCTGAAGGAACCACAAATGAGGGAGAAAATGCCAATACATGAGTTTAAAAAATTAGAGGTAAAAATGAAAAAATCACCAGGTATGATGAAAACACCTATGATGAAATATGATAACTCACCTGCTTTAATTAAGAAAGCACCTACTATGATGAAAACAAATCAAATGGGTGGTGGTGTTGCTGCTAAAGATTCTGCTGCACCAGCTAAACAACTTAAAAAATTAGGTAGTATACTTTCTAAACATATGAAATCTAACTAAGATGGCTTTTAAAATGTCGCCTATTGGCAAAAAGAAATGTCCATATTCTCCAATGCAGAAGAGAGGTTTAATAAATCCTTCTCCTGCTACATTGTCACCAAAAGCGAAAGCAGAAGGTAGGCAAAGAGCTAAACGTGCAGGTTTTGATACTTTTGATGAGTATTTTAGAGATAAATATGGAGATGAAACTGCTGATATAATAAAACGAGGTAACACAGCTCCAATTGAAGTAAGTAGTTCTGGTGGAAAAACTACTGAAATAGGAGGTAGAAGTGGAACTACAGAAGAATTTATTAGTGGTATGGCTAACTATGATAAAACCGACTATATAAATGATAGAGGTGAAATGATTATGAGATTTGCGCCAAAGTCAAATTTAAAAGGCGGAAAAGTAAGATACTATGCGCAAACACAAGGAGGCGAAGGTCCTACAAAAGAAATAACTGCAGATCAATATAGAGATATGTTATCTAGAGGAACTAGAACTAATGATGGTAAAGTATATAAATTTAGAAGACCAGAGGAAGAAGATATTGGAACAGCAGGAGCTAATTTAGCCGATTTAGATATATTATAATGAATAAAAAGAAAACATTTAAAGAAACTAAAATAGGTATTTTTTTAAAAGAAAAAGCACCTGCTATTTTAGATGGTATTGGAGAAATATTACCTGATCAAGGTGGTTTTGGTTTAGTAAAAAATCTTATAACAAGTGATGATAATATAGAACCAGCTGACAAAGAAACAGCTATGAAATTATTAGAGCTTGATATACAAGAGATGAAAGATGTATCTAGCAGGTGGAGAAGTGATATGAAATCAGACTCTTGGCTTAGTAAAAATACTAGACCTTTAACTTTAATTTACTTAACTTTTTCTTCTACTATATTAATGATAATTGATTCGTTTCATACTATGTTTAGCGTAGACGAAGCCTGGGTTAGTTTATTAAAAACACTGCTAGTAACAGTATATGTAGCGTACTTTGGTTCTAGAGGCGCAGAAAAAATAACAAAAATAAATAAATAAAATGAGTGGAATAATAGGAAATTTTGCTGCACAACCTAGAGTTTTTGGCCATGATGCTATAGAGGTAATAGTAGGTGCTGTAAATTATTTATGGCCAGGTGATATAAACAATACAGGAATAGGAGGTTATGTAGTAACAGTTCCTGGTGCAAAATATAAAGTAGATGATGAGGTTGAACAAGTAAGTGTTGTAAATGCTGGGCAAGATTTTAAAGCTAAAGTTGCTGAAGTAGACGAAAACGGAGGTATAGTTAGATTAACAATAACAGATCCTGGAAAATCATATAATGGTCAATTTGATAATCCTGCCATCACAAATCCAAATGCAAGTGTAATAACATTAACTACGCCTTCAGTTCAAGGTGGAGTTGCAGCTCAAATAACAATAACTAATATAGATATACCGGGTACTCATATTAGAGGTGTTGCTTTACTAACTGAAAATGAAGGTGGCGCAACCGGCGTTGTTGTAAGAGGTATTGTAGAATCTGGTAGAGAAATAACAATAACTACTCCTGGTGCGTCTGCTCCTCACGCAGCGCCTGTAGGTGGTAGCACTCCTATATTATGGAAAAGAATAATTACTCCGGCAACAGCGGGAAAAATCGTAGCTATATATTAGTATGTCTCAAAACGCTAAAATAAGTAGTTCAACGTTTGCGGTTACAACTGATATTACGCAAATAGATGGTTTAGCTGGTTTTAAAACAGGAACTCAAGGAGCCACAAATAGTAACGTTAAAATATCAGGTACTGATTTAGTTTCTAGTTTAGAAACTAATATGGATTTAAATTCTATTAGTGGTGGACCTTTAACTATAGCAAATGGTGGAACAGGTCAAAACAATGCTCAAGATGCCCTAGACGCTTTAACAAATGCTTCAAGTAGTACTAGTGAGTATGTTTTAACATCTGATGGAACTAGTGCAAATTGGGAAGCTATACCTGACCAAATTACAGGGGCTAATAAAATGACTGAAACAAGTTTTGGTGTAGCTAAAATATTTAGGAATACTATTCAAGGAGTAGCAGCGTTAGATCCCCCAAGCATTATGCCTAATAGAACTTATGGTGTTCAATTAAATAATAATGACCAATTAGTAGTAAATGTACCTTGGATAGATACAGATGTAGGTCCTGTTGAAAGTGTTACTTTAGGCACAAGTGGAACATCTACTGGTAATGCTTTAGCAATTTCGCCTAATACAGGAACAGGTGCTGTAATTATTACAGCAAACTCTTTTAACGGTGGCTCAAATGTAGGATATGTACCTGATGCTAGCGCAGCTCCAACAGATTCTTTTTTAAAAGAAGATGGTAGTTGGGAAGTTCCAACTAATAATACGTATTCACTATCAACACCACAAGGAAGTCAAAGTCAAATAATATTAGCAAAAGATGGTGTTAATCAAAACACTATTACAGTACAAGGATCAAGCGGTATCACTGTTACGTCACCTAGTACTAATACAATTAATATAGCAGCTCCACCAAAATCTACTGAAAATGATTCTATACAAGTTTTATTAGATTCTAATACTAATTTAGCTAATAGTCAAAACGACACAACGTATGTTGTTCCATATTTAAGCGAAGTTCTTAATACTAATAATAGTATATTTTCTTTTCAAGGAAATACTACATCAATTCCTAATGATTGGAACGCGTATATATCAACAAACACACAAGCCGTTTATATGGTGCAAGCTGGTTATCATAGTTATGATGGTCAAAACACTAATGCACAAATGGATTTGTGGATTGAATTTGGGAGTGGAACACCATCACAACTTGGTCAAATATCTTGGCCTACTGCTCAACCAAATTTAATAAATATTGGTAGTGGATTTGTTTCTACTACATTAAACGGAAATGCAGGTCAAGTAGGATCATGCATTGTAAACGCATTAGCACTTGAAGGGCCAATATGGTTTAGAGCTCTTTTTAGACACTCTGCATTTACTGGTGGTACTGGTTATCCAGTATCTAGCGGTATAAGTGTAGGAGGTCAAACACTAAGTGGATATGTACCATTTTTAAATGTTACACTCCTCAAATAATAATTAAATAAAATAAAATGAACAAAGTAACGACTGAAGAGTTAGAAAAAATAAAAACTCAACAAGATAATTTAAATACTAAACTACATAGTATAGGAGCATTAGAGACTCAAAAGCACGGTATGCTTCATGAGTTAGCTTTAATAAACAAAGAAATAGAAGAATTTAAAGTTGAATTAGAAGCTAAATACGGATCAATAAATATAAATTTAGAAGACGGCACTTATTCAGCTATAGAAAAAGAAAAAGAGTAATGTCTAATATTAGAAAAATAAGTATTGGATCAGACTATAAAAATGATGCAATGCATTACTCTATAGGTCAAGAAGTATATGGAGGTCATAATATATGTAACATATTATATGATGATAAAGATTTATCATATAATATTTATATAGAAAAAAACCAAGAGATATTACCATGGAAAAAATTTAATAAGAATATGGCAGTATCTTTGGAGTATGATCTAAATTACTAATGAAAAGTTTATACCAATTTATTATAAAACCTCTAAATGAGAGATATAATAATATAAAAAAGATAGGAGATAAATCTCTTATTATTAATACCACCATAGAAAACCACCGATTTGTGAGCAAGGAGGCAGTTGTTGTTTCGGTGCCAGCTGCTTATAGCTCACCAATAAAAGTCGGTGATAAAGTAATTGTTCATCACAATTTGTTTCGTAGATGGTATGATCAAAAAGGTAGAGAAAGAAACAGCTCTACCTATTTTAAAGATAATTTATATTTTTGTACACCTCATCAAATATATATGTATGAAGGTAAATCTCATTTAGATTATTGTTTTATAAAACCTATATTAAATAAAGATCATCTAAGACATCGTAAAGAACAACCTAATGTTGGCATAGTTAAATATAGCAATAGTTCCTTAGAAGCTCTTAAAATAACACCTGGAACGTTTATTACATTTACACCAGCCTCTGAGTTTGAGTTTGTAATAAATAATGAACGTTTGTATTGTATGAAATCTAATGACATAGCTTTAATAAATGAGTACGAAGGAAACGAGAAAGAATATAATCCAAGCTGGGCGTAAAGCAGTTGATGAGTTAATCAAAGTAGCTGAAGAAAAAATTATAACTGATAGTGCTGATGATCTAGCAGCTGATCGTTTAAAAAATGCGGCAGCTACTAAAAAGCTTTGTATCATGGATGCTTTTGAAATATTACAACGTATTGAAGAAGAAGAAAACACTTTAAAAGGCATAGATCAACCTAAAGAGGTAAAGTCATTTAAAGGTTTCGCAGAAGGGAGAAGTAAGTGAGTTATCAACAAACACTTTGGAAAGAGATTAAAGATGTTGTTAATCCTAAGATATTGGCTAAAAACAATAGATTTAAAAAATGGCAATATGGTTATAATGAAGATTATGACTTTGTAGTAATTAGCAAAACAGGTAAAATTGGACAGATCATTGAAATACAAAATCTCAGGATTGCTTTACCAGCAATCGATGAACCGTATAAACGAAGCAAAAATAAATCGGAACAATACTGGGAAAAATTTGATTACCCAAAAGAGTTACAAAGAATCAAAACAAGATTTGACTGGGAAGAACAGTCTTTAGATTTTAAAGAGAAATGGTATGATTACATTGATCAAGAATTTAAACGTAGAGAAGAAGGTTTTCATTTCTTCAATTGTGGCAGTCCTGTATATATTACTGGTACTCATTACATGTACTTGCAGTGGTCAAAAATCGACGTTGGAGCCCCTGATTATAGAGAAGCAAATAGATTCTTCTTTATATTCTGGGAAGCGTGTAAAGCAGATAACAGATGCTACGGAATGTGCTACCTCAAAAACAGACGAAGTGGATTCAGCTTTATGTCAAGCGCGGAGCTTGTTAATCAAGCTACAATATCTTCCGATTCTAGATTCGGTATACTCTCCAAAACTGGTGCCGATGCCAAAAAAATGTTCACAGATAAAGTTGTGCCCATATCCGTTAACTACCCGTTCTTTTTTAAACCCATTCAAGACGGTATGGACAGGCCAAAGACTGAGCTGGCTTATAGAGTTCCGGCCGCGAAGCTTACTCGTAGAAAGTTACAGGACAATATCAAAGAGCTTGAGCTCGAAGGACTTGATACAACAATAGACTGGAAAAACACAGGTGACAATTCTTATGATGGTGAAAAGCTAAAATTACTAGCTCATGATGAAAGTGGTAAATGGGAAAGACCTGATAATATATTAAACAATTGGCGAGTTACAAAAACTACATTAAGATTAGGTTCTAGGATTGTAGGAAAATGTATGATGGGCTCAACATCTAATTCATTAGACAAAGGTGGAGACAACTTCAAAAAGCTTTATTACAATAGCGACGTTACTAAAAGAAATAGAAACGGACAAACATCTTCTGGGCTCTATAGCTTGTTCATACCTATGGAGTGGAATTACGAAGGATTCATGGATACTTTCGGATCACCTGTCTTTATTGGAGGAGAAAATAATGTTAAAGGAATCGACGGTTATGAAATTACAACAGGAGTTATTGAACACTGGGAAAACGAAGTTGATGGCTTAAAAGATGATCAAGACAGTTTAAACGAATATTATAGACAATTTCCAAGAACAGAAGATCACGCATTTAGAGATGAAACTAAAAATAGTTTATTTAATTTAACTAAAATATACGAGCAAATAGATTATAATAATGATGTCAATAATCTAGCTAATATTTCTAAAGGTAATTTTATTTGGGCACAAGGAATAAAAGACAGTAGAGTCATGTTTGTACCTAGTAATAATGGAAGATTTAATATATCATGGGTGCCGCCTAATAATTTACAAAATAATATAATATTAAAAAATGGACTTAAATATCCAGGTAATGAACATATTGGAGCTTTCGGTTGCGACTCTTACGATATTAGCGGTACTGTTGACGGTCGCGGTAGTAAAGGAGCGTTACATGGATTAACTAAATTTTCAATGGAGGATGCCCCTGCTAATCATTTCTTTTTAGAATATATATCAAGACCTGAAACAGCAGAAATATTTTTTGAAGATGTATTGATGGCTTGCGTGTTTTATGGCATGCCAATATTAGCAGAAAATAATAAACCTAGACTATTATATTATTTCAAGCGTAGAGGATATAGAGGTTTTAGTATAAATAGACCTGATAAAATTTGGAATAAATTATCTACAACAGAAAAAGAAATAGGTGGAATACCTAATTCTAGTGAAGATGTAAAGCAAGCACATGCAGCTGCAATAGAAAGTTATATAGAAGAGTTTGTAGGTAAATTAGAAAACAATTATGGTGATATGTACTTTCAAGATACTTTAATTGACTGGAGTGGATTTAATATAAATAATAGAACAAAATACGATGCTACGATAAGTTCGGGCTTAGCTATAATGGCTTGTAATAAAAACAGATATAGGCCGATACCACAAAGATCTATGAAAAAAATAAACTTAGGTATAAAAAGATACGACAACAACGGCATTATTTCAAAATTAATATAATAAACATATATGATTTATACTACTAACAATAGTTCTTTTCCAGATCAGGTGGTACCTGATGCAGAAAAAGCTACTTTAGATTATGGTCTTGCTGTAGGTAGAGCTATAGAAGGCGAGTGGTTTAGAAATTATAGATATGGTACTAATATGCCTGGCTACGCCGTTAACTATAATCAATATCACCTTTTAAGATTATATTCACGAGGAGAGCAACCTGTGCAAAAATACAAAGATGAATTAGCTATTAATGGTGATTTAAGTTATTTAAATTTAGACTGGAAACCTGTACCTGTTATTCCTAAATTCGTAGATATAGTAGTAAACGGTATGTCACAAAGAAATTATGCTATAAAAGCTTTTGCTGTTGATCCTTTTTCTACTAAAAAACGAACTGATTACGCTAAAAGATTAATGCGTGATGTACAAGAAAGAGAGTTAATAAATGAAATGCAGCAAAAACTAGGTATTGATGTAAGAAGTAAATCTAGTAAAGAATTAGGATTAGAGAGTGAAGAAGAGTTACAACTGCATTTACAATTAGATTATAAGCAATCAGTAGAAATAGCAGAAGAAGAATTACTTACAGATGTTTTACATACCAATAAATATGATTTAACTAGAAGAAGAATATGTCAAGACTTAACAACAATTGGCATTGGTGCTGTTAAAACAGACTGGAACAAAGCAGAAGGTATAAAAATAGATTATGTAGATCCTGCTGCGTTAGTATATTCATATACAGAAGATCCTAATTTTGAAGATATATATTATGTAGGTGAAGTTAAATCTGTATCAATACAAGATTTAAAAACTCAATTTCCATCTTTGACAGATGAAGAAATGAAAACTTTACAAAAGTATCCAGGCAACTCTGAATATTTAAGAGGATATAGTGGTAGAAATGATAATTTAACTGTTCAAGTATTATATTTTGAATACAAAACTTATAGTGATCAAGTATTTAAAATAAAAGAAAGTAACGTAGGATTAGAAAAGGCTTTAGAAAAACCAGATACTTTTAATCCTCCTGAGAGTGATAACTTTGAAAGAGTTTCAAGAACTATAGAAACTCTTTATAGCGGAGCAAAAGTATTAGGGCATCCAATGATGTTAAAGTGGGAATTAGCTAAGAATATTACTAGACCTTATGCTGATACTACAAGAGTTAAAATGAATTACGTTATATGTGCGCCGAGAATGTATAAAGGTAGAATAGAAAGTTTAGTTGGTAGAATAACTGGCTTTGCTGATATGATACAGTTAACTCATTTAAAAATTCAACAAGTATTATCTCGTACAGTTCCTGATGGTGTATTTTTAGATATGGATGGACTTGCTGAAGTAGACTTAGGTAATGGAACAAACTACAACCCAGCCGAAGCTTTAAATATGTATTTCCAAACTGGTAGTATTGTTGGTAGATCTTTAACACAAGATGGTGATCCTAACAGAGGTAAAGTACCTATACAAGAGTTACAAACAGGAAGTGGCGGTGCTAAGATACAAAGTCTAATACAAACTTATCAGTATTATTTACAAATGATAAGAGATGTGACCGGACTCAATGAAGCTCGAGATGGTAGTCAACCAGATAAAAACGCTTTAGTAGGACTACAAAAATTAGCAGCAGCTAACAGTAATACAGCTACTAGGCATTTATTACAAGCTATGTTATATTTAACTTCTAGAACTTGCGAAAATGTTTCTTTAAGAATTACCGACTCTTTAGAGTTTCCTCTCACAAGACAAGCATTAGAAAACAGTATATCACGATACAACGTTGCTACATTAGACGAGTTAAAAGATTTAAACTTGCATGACTTTGGTATATTTTTAGAACTAGAACCTGACGAAGAAGAAAAACAAGTGTTAGAACAAAATATACAAATTGCTTTAAAAAGTGGTGGTATTGATTTAGAAGATGCTATTGATTTACGCGAAATAAATAATATTACTTTAGCTAATCAAATGCTAAAACAAAGACGTAAAGCTAAACAAAAAAGAGACCAGCAAATGCAGCAGGCTAATATCGCTGCTCAAGGTAAAGCCCAAGCTGAAACAGCTGAAAAAACAGCAATGGCCGAAGTTCAAAAACAACAAGCTATTGCTCAAACTCAAATGCAGATAAAGCAAGCTGAATCACAGTTTAATATACAAGAGATGCAAGAAAAAGCTCAAATTGATAGAGAACTTATGGAAATAAGATATAACTATGATATGAAGCTTAAACAAATGGAAATCCAAAAAGATATTAATAGAGAAAATCTTATAGAAGATCGTAAGGATCAAAGGACTAGATTAGAAGGTACACAGCAAAGTGAAATGATTAATCAAAGAAAAAATAATACTTTGCCTATAAATTTCTCATTGCCTGCTAAAGAAGTTAACGAAAAATTAGAGAATATTGATACACAAACAGAAGAAGAAGTACAACAATAACAATTATTAATTATTATATTTTATTATGTCAACAGAAGAAAAAATAGGTGAAGATAAAGCTGATTTAAAAGTAAAGCTTAAAAAACCTAATTTAATGAAAAAGGACAAAGGTCCTATAAAAGTAGATTTAACTAAAAAACAAGAAGATGCCGTTCAAGAGCAAACAACAGATGAAGTACTTGTTCGCGACGAATCCACAGTTAGCGAAGAAGTTCCTCAAGAAAACGTCGAAAAGACAGATGAACAACCTACCGAAGAGAGCAAAGAAGAGGTAATAATTGAAGCGGTTGAAGAGGAAAAAGAAACTTTTAAACCTAAATTTAATGTTCCAGAAAATTTACATAAATTGGTAAATTTTATGAATGATACAGGTGGAACTCTTGAAGATTATGTAAGGTTAAATACCAACTATGAAGATGTAGATAATGACGCATTATTAGTTGAATACTATAAAACTACTAAACCTCATTTAGATAAAGAAGAAATAGAATTTTTAATAGAAGATAAATTTTCTTATGATGAAGACTCAGATGAGGAAAGAGAGATTAAAAAAAAGCGGTTAGCCGCTAAAGAAGAGCTTGCAAAAGCCCGTTTGTTTTTTGAAGATACGAAGAAAAAATATTACGATGAAATTAAGTTAAGATCAAACGTAAATCCGGATCAACAAAAAGCAATGGACTTTTTCAATAGATACAACAAAGAACAAGAAATAGCTACTGAACGTCATAGTAGATTTGAAAAATCAACTGAAGAGTTATTTACAGATTTCAAAGGTTTTGATATTAATGTAGGTGACAAAAACTTCAAATACAAAATAACAAATGCTATTGACACAGGTAAAAGGCAATCAAACTTAAACACTTTTGTTAAGAAGTTCTTAAACAAGGAAGGTGAAGTTGTAGATACTGCTGGCTACCATAAGGCTATTTATGCTGCAGAAAACATAGATGCTATAGCTAAAAATTTTTATGAGCAAGGCAAAGCCGATGCTACTAAAGAGATAATGGCTAAGTCTAAAAATATAGATGTAGAACCTAGGGCTGCTGCTTCAGGTGATGTGTTTATAAAAGGTCTGCGTGTAAAAGCCATAAGTGGTGCTGATAGTTCTAGGTTGAAATTTAAAAAAATAAATAAAACAACTTAACTTAAAATTTAACAAATGAGTTTTACAGAAACAGGTTCATTTCCTGCTCAGTTAAAGCCAGCTCCTCAGCAAATGGCATTGAGAGATAATTATCTTGATTTTACAGGTGCTGCAGGTGGTAATTTTGCTCAGCAATATTTACCAGAGCTTTACGAAGCGGAAGTTGAAAGATATGGAAACCGAACAATTGGAGGTTTCCTAAGAATGGTTGGCGCTGAAATGCCAATGACATCAGATCAAGTTGTATGGTCTGAACAAAATAGATTACACATTGCATACAGAAAATGTAAAATTAGCGATGCTGCCGCTGCTAACAACGTAGATGCTACTGTTACTCTTAATTTAACAGAAGCTGGAGCTAGCGAAGGTGCTGTTAGAGTTGGTCAAACAATTTTAATGTCAGACGTTGACACAGGTTTAATCGTGCAAAAAGCATTAGTACAAAAGGTAGATGGAAATAATAAACAACTTTTAGAAGTAAAATTCTACGGAACTACTACTTTAGCTTTACCAGATGATGTTAATGATAGTATTAATTTGTTTGTATACGGTTCTGATTTTGGAAAAGGAACAGTCGGTATGGAAGGTTCTATTGAGCCGCAATTTACTCAGTTTTCTAATTCACCTATCATTTTAAAAGATAACTTTAAAATTAACGGTTCTGACACTGCTCAGATTGGTTGGGTTGAAGTTGCTACAGAAGATGGTCAATCAGGTTACTTATGGTATTTAAAGTCTGAATCTGAAACAAGATTAAGATTTGAAGATTACTTAGAGACCGCTATGGTTGAAGCTGAATTTATGAAGCCTACTGATGTATATAATTCAGACAAGTTTTTCGATTATGGAACTAATCCTGCAGTACAACCGGGTACGGCTGCTAACGGATCTGCTGAAATAAAAGGTTCTGAAGGTTTATTTGCTGCTATTGAAGCAAGAGGTAATGTATATTCTGGCTTTGCTGGAGCTGCCGCTCCTGGAGCTGGCGCATTAGCTGACTTTGATGAAATATTAAAGCAATTAGACAAGCAAGGTGCAATTGAAGAAAACATGTTATTCTTGTCAAGAGCTACTGCTCTAGATTTTGACGATATGATCGCTGCTGTAAACGGAGCTTACGCTTCTACTCAAGCAGTGTCTTATGGTTTATTTGAAAACGACGGTGACATGGCACTTAACTTTGGTTTCTCTGGATTTAGAAGAGGTTCTTATGACTTCTACAAAACTGATTGGAAATATTTAAATGATATTTCTTTAAGAGGTTTATCTAATGAAATAGACGGTGTATTAATTCCTGCTGGAACTACTACAGTGTACGATCAAATGTTAGGATCTAATATCAGACGTCCTTTCTTACATGTAAGATATAGAGCTTCTGAAACTGAAGATCGAAGAATGAAGTCATGGATTACTGGTTCTGTAGGTGGTGCATACACTGACACACTAGATGCTATGACTGTAAGTTTCTTGTCTGAAAGATGTTTAGTAACTCAAGCTGCTAATAACTTCGTGTTATTCAAAGGAGCTTAATTATTGTTTAACATTTAAAAGATAAAGAAATGGCATACGTAAAATTTGAAAACAAAAATGGTGGTGGATCTGGTGCTCCACAACCAGTATTAATTTCTGCTGCTAATGCAACTACTGTTGGATATGGCGGTACTGTAACTGATCCAGGCGGGCTTGTTCCTAGTGGCACTTACGAAGAAATACAAATACTAAATGATCAGTCTGGTAAAATTACAAAATTATATTTTACCGATATGACTAACGTAGATACAGCTGCTGATTTACAAGCGCTTATTGCTTATGTAATAGGATTAATTAATACAGCTGCTTTAAAAGGACCTGATAGTTCTTTTATAGATAGCGAGTATGTTAGCCCTTCTTACTTCATTACTCCAAGTGGTGGTACATCTACATTAACTAAAATTACACTTGATGGTGTGGTTATAGCTTAATACAACTATTAAGATCCCGCTTCGGCGGGGTCTTTTTTAATTATTATATTATATTATATTATGGAAACAAAAGCAAGTAAAGCTCCTAAAATAGAGAAATGGGAGTATAAAGATAGAAATTATTATCTTAAAACAAATAAAAATCCTTTAACTTATACTATACCTACTAGACACTCGCGAAGATACCCACTAACTTGGTTTGATCCAGAGTTAGGATATGAAAGAGAGTTGAGGTATGCTACAAATCAAAAAAGCATTTTTGTAGATGAGCAAGAAGGACCTTGTACTATGAAACACGTTGTGTTTGAAAATGGCATTTTACAAGTACCAAAAGAAAAAAGAAATTTACAAGAATTTTTACATCATCATCCTCACAATGGATTAATATTTCTTGAGTTTGATCAAGTAGTTGCAAATGAAGATCAATTTGATGTAATGGAATTAGAACTAGCTGCTCAAAATATGGCTTATCAAATGGATATAGAAAAGCTAGAAGCTATATTAAGAGTTGAATTAGGAAGCAAAGTTAGTGAATTAACTACTAAAGAATTAAAGCGAGATGCTTTAATATTTGCAAAAAGAAATCCTGAGTTGTTTATAGAGTTATCAGAAGATGACAATGTAGAATTAAGGAACGTAGCTATTAAAGCTGTTGAAGCTAAGATAATATCTTTAGCTGATGATAATAGAACGTTTAAATGGAGAAGCAATGGTAGAAAATTAATGACTGTTCCGTTTGATGAAAACGCTTATTCAGCTATAGCAGCTTGGTTTAAAACTGATGAAGGCTTAGAAGTTTACAAGTCTATTCAGAAAAAACTAAAATAACAAGTGATTATAATTAAGGCGGCACTACGCCGCCTTTTTTAAATATAGATATATGATTAATGTAAATACTGTTTACCAAACTGTTTTACTTATTTTAAATAAAGAACAGAGAGGTTATATGACGCCTGCTGAATTTAATAGCACTGCTACACAAGTTCAATTAGAAATATTTGATAAATACTTTGAAGATTTAAATTTATTTTTAAGACAACCTACAAATGACAGTGAATATGCTAATAGAATAAAAACAGTAGAAGAAAAAATATCTATATTTGAAGAACAAAAAAAATTAACAACTCCTTATGATTTAACTAGCCTTGACCCTGCTTTTTATAAATTAGGAACTGTAACTTATGAAAGATCCGCAGTAAATCCTTATGGTCCAGAATATGCTACTGAATTAGAAGAAATTACTAAACATGAGTTTAACTTAATAAATAAATCACCCTTAACTAGACCGTCATACACGTTTCCAGTGTTTACGCTTAGAAATAATCAATTACAAATTCAACCTACTATCAATACAGTAAATATAAATTACGTTAGAAAACCTAAAGATGTTAGATGGGGTTATACTATTGGTAGTTTAAGTCAATATGTATATGATTCTACAGTATATAATCCTCCTACATATCCTAGTGCTACTGATGCACCTACCGCTGGATCTACTAATTTTGAGTTGTCTGAAATAGAGCAAACTGATGTTATATTAAAAATATTACAATACGCAGGGGTTATAATAAGAGATCCACAAATAATACAAACTGCTGGT